AGTCATCTCATATAAATCTAATTCTATTTCTGGATTCATATCATACAGACTCCCTCACATTCATTTTCAAACATATCCAATTGATTTTTGTCTGGATCAAACTCCACTTCATCTAAGGGTTTGCATGATCTGTGAGTGTAATTTTTTATATTCTTATCTTTACTTATTGTTCTAATTTCTTTGTCTAACTCTACTGCGTCAGCAAATTCTGTTGGGTATTTTATTTTTAAATTTTTCCAGTATTTGTCATCATGAAATGGACAGCAAATACAAGCAGACTTTTCTGGAATAATAAAATTATTTTTATTCATCCAATTAATGCAATCTTGCCTAGACATATTCATTTCGATTAAAGGATGACGATTTAAAATATATTTGTACCAAGATGGTTTCATTCTAGTTATTTCATCTTTTGAAATACCTATCCATTGTTCAACATATTTATCTTTTGGAAAATGTTTTCCATAACCTACACCACAAAGCTCTCTTATCTTTTGTTGTATTGGCACAATTTTATAGCTAGAAGTGCATTGTCTGCGTATCATTCCTTTTTTTCCAGAAATGGTTTCTTGAGTATAAAAAGGTGCTACAACAAAATCGGTAGTTCCTCTTGCAGCTAACATATCTTCTTTAATGTTGCCTTTTGAAACTTTGTAAATAGGAAAAGGTAAAAGAGATTCTAAATATTTTAAATATTTATAAGATGCAGAATTTTCATACATTGTGTCTGCAAATATTGCACAATCAACTTTAGGCAATACACCCTTAGCTGCCATTAATGCCATTGTTGAGCTTTGTACTCCAGCACCTAAACTTAAAACCACTAAAGATTTTGATCTATTTTTATCTATCATCTTACCCAATCTCCATTTTGGTCTTGGCAATAGTGTAAAAAAATTGGTCTGTTGTTGTAGACATAAAAACCCCAAACCTCATAATTACCTGGTTCATGTCTTGGATTTAGAACCCATTTAGTATTTTCTATAAAAGCTTCATCACAAGTGATTCGTTCTAATTCATTTATTATTGGTATTTTTACATAAGTAATTGGTGTGTTTTGTTCAGCACCAGCAATACCCAATATTAAAAAAAATATTTTCAAACGAATAAAACCCTTATTTTACTTATGTTTTCTCTCATAATTTCATAAATTTTTTTTTAATTTAATGAATCCTATCTCAATTAATAACCATTGATAAGTATGTTGCAACCACTAACAAGTCAGTCTAATGTCAATCTATGGTAAATAAAAAAACAACAAATTCTTTTGATATGCTGTATAAGACTCAGAATAATATGACTGATAATAAAAATGGTTTTAGAAAAGAGGGTTTAGAATTTTTAAAAGCTAGATATAAAAAAACAACTGACGATTTTATTAGAGCTACTTATTCTAAAAAAGATCAAGCTAACATGAGAGTAAAGATTTCCAGGCTTATCAATAAAGATCCTAACTCACCACATTATTTTGGTGCTATGGAATTAGCTAAGGATCTATCAATTTACTTTAACAAATTTAGAATTAATGGAGATCATTATATTGCACCAGTATATTTTTTAGGTGAGTCTGCATACATAGATATTATCGGTGCAAGTTATAGTAATGCACAAGTTGGTTTATATAAAAAAACAGAAATTAAAAAGGTTGCAGTACCAACTAGATATAATGGTTATCAAGCAATTACTTCTAAAAATCCCATATCAAGTGGTATGATTAGGCTATTTAAACCAAGAAAATTTGTAGATTATAGTGCAGATAATAAGTTTAGTGTTGCACAAGATAAAAAAACTAAAATTATTTGGGTTGGTTTTATTGAGCCAAAAAGTAATGGTCGGTATGATATTTTAGACAAATCATCTTCAACAGGAAAAACAATTCAAACTTTAGCGGACAATATAGATTTAACTTGGTCTAGCAAGATTGAGTATTCATCATTTCCACAATTCTGGGATTACTAATCCATTTATCATTGAGTGATAATTAGGTTGCTTTGAGCATTACATAGTGTAGTAGTTATGTATGGAGAATCGAATCAGAAAAATTGCTGATTGCTATACAAAATTTGGATTGAAACACACATCTAAATCACAAAATACTATTCCTGACGATATAAGATTTAGAAATTATATTGTTATGACACCTAAAGAAAAAATGAATATGCCTAAAAATTGTTCATTAACTGGCGGTACAATAAGCCATGAAGTTATTCAATCTATTAAATGTAGTAATAAATCTTTTGGTGATGCAGTTAAATTAATACAAGATAAGATTACTAATTATGAGCCAATAGATGAAAAAGATAAAATCAAATTTAATAACATAATTGAAAAATTAGAACCATTAGTAAATAATCATTTAGAAAATATTAATGAATTACCACAGCAAGAGTGGAGAGCAGAATTAGAATATACTCATTGGGATGACAGAATAAAAACTTACTTTTTATCTTATGTAGATTTAGTTGGTAGTACACACTTTGGTGATATTAAAAATGTATTTGGAACACTTGTTAAAACTAAATCTGGATATTCATATACTAAGAAAAAATGTCCAGTTGTTCCATTCCATTCTGATTGTTTGCAAATAGCTTTGTATCAAAAGTTATTACCTAAACTTAAACCATTCCTAACTTATGCAAGTGATAGTGATAAAAAAATATTTACTCCAGAAAATTGTACTGAATTAAGACCAGAGAGTCTTGAATACTATTATGATGAGCTTGTTCTTTACCAAAGAAGTTGGGAGAAAAAATTAGAATTAGCTGATGGCGATTTTGAAACAATGGCACTTTTATGTAAACCAGATTTTAGTGAGATCAGAAAAAATGGCTTCTGGTGGAAAGGCATAGATCCAGGAATTATAAAAAGATTCAGAGGATATTATGGACTTTAAACAATTGATTGCTCATTACGAAAGTTTAGAAAAAAAAGATTTGATTAAAAAAATAGTAGATAAAAATTCATTAATATTAAAACAAGAAGATGAGATTGAAAAATTAAATAAAGAACTTAACCAGGTCAAAGAGTTAGAGCAAGATCACAAAAGATTAAATGGCAACTTACATAAAGAATTAAATAAAATGAGAGAGGTAAACAAACAATGACAAATATATATATGAAGTTAAGTAAGGCAAGTCAGTCTGCTGACAAAGTAATTAAAGCACCAAAAAAAGGTGGGATGCCATTCAATGCATTACTACATGATGCAGTACAAAAAGTTGCTATGGAAGCATTACATGAACATGGTCTTTATCCAGTTTGTAATTATGAAAATACTATTACTGATAAATATGTTTTTGTTAAATGTGAAATGACAATACATGACACATCTTCAAAAGAATCTATTTTAATAAATGGTTGTTCAGCATTAGGTAACTTAGATAAATATGGTTCAGGTCAAGCCATGTCATATAGTAGAAAATATGCATTTCTTAATGCACTTAATTTAGAAACTGGTTTAGATAATGATGATGGTTACAATGCCAAACCATTTAAAGCATCTAAAATAAATCCAGTAGTTCAATCATCAGTAGATGCATTAAAAAAAATTGACACAACTAAACTAGCTAATGATTGGATAGCAAAGCTTAATGAAGTAAAAAAATATTCAGCTTCACCAAATAAGTTTGAGAACAATATACAAATTCAAATGAAAGAATTTGATAAAGAACTTAAACAAATAGAATTAGATCCTATTGAACAAGTTAGGATTGACACAGAATACAACAAACTAAAATCACAAATACAAAACAATCAAAGGAAATAAAATGGCAGACTTTAATAATAAAATAAGTTTATGGAAAAGAAAACCTAAAGAAACCGATGTGGCTGGTAAATCATATCCTCATTACCAGGGTAATGTTAATGTTGATGGTGTAAGTAAAGATGTATCAGTTTGGATTCAAACAGAAAAAACTAATCCAGCACAACCAGATATGTCAGGTACTGTTAAAGAACCATACAAAAAAGATGGTGGTCAAGCTTAATGTCAGAAGAAGTAAATCCAAAACATTATCAAAAAAGTATTCAGACTTATGATGCAATAGTAAGCCAACTATCTCCATTAGAGGTGGTTGGTTTCTTGCGTTCACAAATTTTGAAATACACAATGAGGTTTGGCAGTAAGCACAATAGTACAGCAGAAGATTGTTTAATGGATATAAGAAAAGCTGGTTGGTATCTAAATAAACTAGAACTCCACTTGCAAGACTTAGATAGTCCAAAACAAAAGGCTCCAGACTATGTGTCTAAACCAAACATTACAAATTTATTTAAGGATAAGACATGAAAATAAGAAACAATGGACACATATACTTGTCAAAGATTAAGTATGATTGCTTAGAATTTATTAGCAACTTTATAAAACAAAATAAATATTCACCAACATATAAAGAAATCGCAGAACATTTTTCTTTTAGCAGAGCCAGAGCTGGTGCAATTTGTTCAGAACTATTTAAGTTAGGTTTAATGTCAAAGGGTTTGGCAGCACATCGTAAGATAAGACTTTCAACAAAACAAGTTATGCAAATTCCAAATTTAGATTTTAATAAAGAGTATTCAACAATGGATTTAAGAAGATGAGCAAGGTAACTAAAGAAAGTTTTTTTGAAGCAAGTGTAAGATTTGATGAAGAATTTGAGTCGGCAGAGATAGCTGCTAACACAAATAATCCTAGTGATAATGCTAGGGTTACTGTTCTTGATTTGAAATTAGACAAGTCAAGAATTAAATTAACAAACGATGAGGAGTCTAAAGAGGATGGCTTTAAATAAAAGTAATAGTCTGTTGAGAAGATATGCTAAACTTAATGAGCTTCATGGTGAGATTATGCAAAAACCAAAGAACAATGTTGGTCAATGCGTTCACTCATTACAAGCTTTTAAAAAGTATATTAAAACTTTCAGACAAATTGTACTGGTTGAAAATGGTGATGCCACTTTCAAACATACACAATTATAGTTATTAACTTTAAAGTTGTAAAAAACTATAGGCTAGGAGTCTGCAAAAATTAAGGAGAGAAAGAATGTCAAGAACAGAAACAGATAAAAAAATAAATTTAGCAATTGGTAAAAAGATTAAAGAAGCTAGAGAAAACTATTACATTACTGTCAAAGAAATAGTTGATGGTGAATTTAGAGGTACACATAAGCCAGTACGAAAATTTATAACCCAGTCAAAATTAGCCAAAGGGATCAATGTAACCTTTCAACAAATTCAAAAATATGAAAAAGGAACCAATGGTCTTAGTAGTATTCGGCTATTACAGATAAGTAATTTTTTTAAGAAACCACTTGAATATTTTACAAGTGATGCAACAGAATTATTGGCTCAAGATAATCTAGCTAATAATAACTCAGATATAATTTTAGCTCCCACTACAATTACTGAGTTAAATTAAAATGATTATCAATATGTAAAGTGATTGTGGATGCCTTGTAACCATCCACTTGTTGTTATGAGAGAGGGTAGTTTTAGTCATATTCTACCCTCTTTTAAATTATGAATTTTGATAATTATTATTGTGTATTTAAAAAAGGTTTACCCATAGAGTTTTGCGATAAAGTAATTAATGAAGCTGCTACTTATAATAAAGATAAAGCTTCTGTATCTGATAAGGATTTAAGTAAAAGAAAATCTAACATAACCTGGCTAGATAAATCATGGATCTATGAAACTCTTAAACCTTATATAGATAAAGCTAATGAAGATTGTGGTTGGAACTTACAATGGGATTATACTGAAAAAGCACAATTCACAGAATACGAAAAAGGACAATATTATAAATGGCATATTGACCAACTTGCTAAACCTTATGATGAGAGGTTTGGCAAAGACTATCAAGGCAAGATTAGAAAACTGTCAGTTACTGTAAGCTTATCAGATCCAGAAGATTATAAAGGTGGTTTATTAAAATTTTATATAGGTAGTCCATACAAAGAAAATTATATTACTTGTGATAAGATATTAGATAAAGGTTCTCTTGTAGTTTTTCCATCTTATATATGGCATCAAATAACACCAGTAACTAAAGGTATTAGAAAAAGTTTGGTGTTGTGGAATTTAGGTTATCCATACAGATAATGTTTTTTATAGTCTTTGAAAATAAAAATAAAGAAACCTCATACACCAATCAAATATTTCAAACAGAAGATGAAGCTAATGATTATGCTAAAAGAAGTTTGAAAAGAAAAGATAAATGGAAAGTAGTTCCCTATGATAAAGAGAACTACGATAAGTATTGGTATAAGTAATTATTTAAACTGATTGTTTAACCAATCGCTTTTTTCTTTTTCCATTTCAGTTTTGGCATAAGGTTTAATGTAAGTTCTGTTTACAAAGTTTACATCCTTATCACCTAGTGCATCTGCCAAGTCTTGTGGATCTGTGTATTTCTTTTCCTTTGCCCAGTATGTAGCCATGTAATGTCTAAAAAAATAGCATTTACGATTGATGGGTAGTTCTACCTTAAAAATTGCTAGAGCCTTGTCTAAAGCTCTTATAAGAGTTTCTAGGCATATATATTCACCCTTGCTATTAAGAAATAAACTTACCTGGTTTTCTGGTAATTCGTTTAGGTGTTGTTCTATTTTATCTTTAAGACCAGTTGAAATAACTAAATCCCTTGTACCACCTTTAGTCTTAGGTTTGCCAAGAGATCCATCTCTTTTAACTGCATGAGTAATACTGATATATGGAACATTAGATTTAAATTTTAAATGTGATTTATTTAAACCTCTGATCTCACTTGGTCTACAAGCAGTCTGCAACATAATCTCAAACATTAATCTAATATCTTTTCTTTGAATCTGATTAATTAATGCTATGACTTTATCTAAAGACCATTCATCAAAATCTAATTTCTCAAACTCTCTTTCAGTAATCTCTATGTCTTTTAAATAATCCATATCCTTACATACATTTCTTTGGATCTTTTCTTTAGCAGCAGACTCATCAAGAATAGCACTAAGAACATTAAATACTTTAGATAATGTTTTTGCATTTATAGATGATTTATCCTCTAAATGTTTTACAAAACTTTTGATTGAGTCTTTGTCAATAAGTCTAGCGTCTTGATTTTTAAAGTAAGGTAAGATGTGAGTTCTAGCAAAACTTTCATAATCTCTAATACAACTTTTAGAGGGTTTACCATATTGCTGCTCTTTATAAACCTGG